GTTAAGAGCCTCTAGGTATTCTGTCTCTGTAAGCTTTAACATCTCAAGACAGAACATGTGCTTAGTTGCCTGGTCTGCACCTGGTTTTAACAAGTACTCTGGAACTTGGTCCAATAGTTCTTGACGCTTTGCGCCACCTGGTAAGTATTCTGCTTTGATTGTTGGTAGTTTTTTATTTGTCATATTATACCTTTCTATTTGTTAATATGGGATTATCCTAGTCTATTTCAGTTCTATTGTCAACCCTTTCAATACTGTGAGTGTTATAAGTACCTCTCCAACCCTCGTGCTCAGTAGTTACTTTGTGATAACCTTGGCTCTCTCGTCTGTGGCTAATAAATGGAACTACTGTTCTTGCTCTAACACATTCCATGTTTTTATTTAGCCACTCATTCTTACAAGCTTGACTACAGAAAAATTTGTCTGAGTCTGACGCTTGCCAACCCCATTGATTTGGACCTTGGTCCATGTTTGCATATGCATAACGACCTCTAATCACACCTCTTGATTTTAAAAATCTATCTGTTGTAGGTTTTTCGTGGCATGTTGGTCCTTGGCAAAAATGTTTGTTAGGCATTGTTATCCCCCTCGGTCATTTGAAATCTAGCTAATATCTTTGCATGACTTTCTAAAGTTTTTTCAAGTGTTGCAATTCTATCTTCTCATTTCAGCCATTGTTTCTATCTCTCCATTTCTGATCTTTTCTTAATCGTTCATTTTGTTCGTCAATAAAATCTTGTGTGCCATTTGCTAACCAACAACCAACACAAAGTATCATTGCAATACCAAACATTAAAATTATTCCTAATACTATCTCCATATTATAACCTCACTTTCCAACTGCCTTTGGCAGTTCTATAATTATCTGCGTCCATGTCAAAGTATGTCATCAGCTTTGCACCTTGTTTGCTAGTCCAATATCTACATTTATCTGTCCACTTGCCTTGTCTTGTTATGTGTTTTTTATCCTTATTAGAATAATAAGTTATTTTGAATTGTGTGTTGTTTTCCATATTATACCTTTCTATTTTTGTATAGGCTATCCTATCATCAATAGGATAGCCTCGTCAACCTCTAATTTAAACTTTCTTCATATTGTTTTCTTGCCAATATTTTCGCCTCTCTTGATTGATTTTTATTCTTCATACCTTTAATCATACTAGCAAGATTGCTTGGATTGTAGATAGTCAAACCCGTTGAGTTAGTTCTAATTAATTCTGCCTCATCAACTTGTATTCCAAGTTCAGTAGCAAGTTCAATACCCTCACTCAAATAACGATATGCTTTCAAGCCAATCTTTAACTGATCGCATTGTTTCATAATTGTATCAATCCACTTTTGATGATTAACAACTAGATTACCTTTTGCAATTCGCCAAGTTTCAAATTGTTCGTACTCATCTTTAGTACAAGCTATTGCTCTTGATCTGCAATAAGATGTTCCAATTACATCAAGATAGTATTGGTCGTTAAAAGTTTTAGTCATACCATTACTTTCATCACGACTAGAATAACTACTACCACTATGTCCAAGTGCTTTTAAACACTCATCAACATATTTAGTTTTATGTGGATTGTCTTTATTCTCATTTTGTTGAGCATAGATATCTGGGTTGCAATCCATAGCTTTTAAATCTTCTCGGTAATATGCAACTGCAAATTTCTTGCCGTCCTCATCACTATACTCACTACCATTTAGATTACCAAACAAACCAAAATCAAAATGAGATTTAGTTTCTTTTATATCTCCGTCCTCATCTTTGTCCTCACTATGAGCAAAGTAAAAGCATTTATCTTTTGCAACAACATCACAAGGATTTCCATATTTCTTTTTGAAAGTTCTAAGTATTGCAACATCTTCTGGTGGATATGCTCTTTCAACAACATCAACTGCAAGTCTATGAGCATGTTCATATTGTCTATCAACATCTTCTCTTGCTTGAAGAAATGCCTCTCGTTCTTGCGTGTCCTCGTTCTCAAAAACATTTTTTATTTTATTAAAAAGTTTGTTTCTTAACTCTGTATTCATTCTTATTTTTTGTGTCATGTTTCCTCTTTCTTGGTTATTTATTTTTTTTTGCATTTAATTTGTTTTACTACTTGACAATAGGATAGTCAAGCATTATATTTGATTTATTAATTATATGTCATTAAAGAGTTAACCGATAATAATTAATGGGTTGATAGCGTTGGCCTGTAGGATAACAGCAACGCTACTGATCCCTGATCCATTGTACTAAGACGCGCGATGAGACTGTGCAATGGATCAGGGATCAGTCATTATTGACTGTGGAGATAAACACTATAACAAGGGTGACACGCCGGGTTAACTGTATGTCATGCAATTGGAGGCGTCATGACCACCCTCGTAGCATAGTGACTGATCATTATTTGCTGGACCCTGACAGGTGATAACCTGTTAGGCCTGTTGCCCGGGCTGTTAAAATAAAGCACGCCGGCCTTGACTGATCATTATTTGCTGGACCCTGACAGGTGATAACCTGTTAGGCCTGTTGCCCGGGCTGTTAAAATAAAGCACGCCGGCCTCAACTCAGGGTCCTGCTAATAATTGCCACTTTAGAATGATTCTAAAAATCATTCTAAAGTAGAAAGAAAAAAGTTTTAAGCCTCAAGCAGCAAGCAACGCTTGACAATGGTTCAGGGATAGTGTAGGATGTATTTAGAAAGGAATATTATGGAACATGAACTAAAAAGAATAGCAGACGCATTAGAGCTATTAGAGCTGGTGATCCAAATGGTTAAGAAGGACCAGGAGGAGACTAAAGCACGCTTCGAAGAGCGATGGGACAAAGAAGATAAGGAGGCGGCTCAGTGAGCCGCCGTCCCGGCTGGGCCATGACTCAGGTATATATACAGCACGCGCGCTGGCTCGAGGCCCAAGGCCCGAGCTACAAGCACCAAGCGGCAAGCTGCAAGCGACAAGCCGCAAGCTTGACACGTAAGAATTATAATGTTATAGTATCCTATAAACTAAAGGAGAAAGAATTATGCTAGTAAAAGACGCTTTAAAAATTACAGACAGCTTTACAAAGACAAGCAAGATGCCTGGCCTGAGCTACAGCCTGCCAGCGTGGGCCTGCCAGACTGGCGCGAAGCTCAGGAAGATTCCAACGAGCCCTTGCTTTGGCTGTTATGCTATGAAAAATAATTATGTTAGATACCCTGCAATCAAGGAGGCCCAGTATCGAAGGCTGGACGCTATCAACCATCCATTATGGGTGGAAGCAATGGCCGCTGTTATTAAGCGCCAGAAGTGGTTCAGGTGGCATGACGCTGGCGATGTACAATCTCACCAGCATATGGCAAAAATTATAGAAGTATGCAAGCTCACACCTGACACCCAGCACTGGATGCCAACACAAGAGCGGCAATACCTGCCGGACCCTGAACAGGTTCCAGCAAATTTAATTATAAGATTATCCGCTGCGAAGGTAGACGGGACCGCTGGCAACGCCTGGTCTCACAGCTCAACCGTGGTGACTGATGGAAGCCCCAGCTGCCCGGCGCCTACTCAGGGCGGCAAGTGTAGAGACTGTCGAGCTTGCTGGAATAAAGATATAAAAAATGTTAGTTATGGTAAACACTAACATGACACACGTTTTCAAACATCCAAAATTTTACAGAATCCCCAGGGATAAATCGGATCAGGCCATTAGCTTAAGAACTCACGACGGTGAGTGCGAGCGTGCGCCGGATCCGGGCCTCATGAAGTCGCAAGCAACAAGCAAGTCACAAGCAGCAAGCATCAAGCTTTCGAACCAACCTGTTCAATCGCCAAGCGACAAGCGTCCCAACCAGAGTAACAAGCGTCAAGCTTCAAGCCCAAAGTAACAAGCTCCCTGATCCTAGAACCACGGTACATGGATATCGGAGAAGTTTTCTTGTGCAAAGGACCGAGGGTCTTTGCAAGGATAAAAGTGTTGGTTGGATGTTTCACGTGGAACGCAATTTGATGAGGTGAAAATCGAAGTTTGTTACCTTTAGTTACTTTTAATTCTATAGTACAAAAGTTCCCAGAAGTATTACAGACCAATAGATCAGGAGTACCGAGTAAGCTAATATTTTCAAGCCGGATAAGGGAAAACTGTTTAAAGTTTTGCTTAACATTTTGATATAATTTAGCCTCTGGGCCCATATGTTTTTCAAGGTAACCACTGCACTTAAATTTGCAGTTTCGGTGGTATGTTTAGTATTTGTTGGTTGACTGTTTTTAATACAAGACGATGTGCGCTATGACCTTTGTGGCCTATAATTGGTGTGCTGTTTTCTTGTACTTCCATTCTAACTACTTTTTCTAAATGACCATTAACTACTACTTTTTCTAAATGACCATTAACTTGAACCATAATGACGGCATTAGAGATAGCATTACCTTGTCTGCTACCGTCTTTGTTGGCTGCTGTGAAATTAGATAAAAATTCCTGTAAGTCTTTTACTCGCATTATTTTTTTATCTTCATTTCTAATAATTGAATCTCTTCATTAAGTCTAGCAATTTCTGCTTGAAAATTATCATTTTCAGTTTTTAATTGTCGTATTGTACCAGACATTTCTATTACAATTTGTTTTGTACCTTTTAATTGATTTTGAGTTTGAAGATACAAACTTTCACGTTCTTTGTATGCGTGTAAGTCAGCTCGGTATTGTTCTGTTAAAAGTTGAATAGGTGTGCTATCTAGCTTAGATTCATTTTCATGACTCATATCTTCTCCATGTTCTTTCTTGTTTGTATATGTACGCTTGTCTTTCATGCTATTGACAATATAAGATAGTTACCTTAAAAAGTCAATATGGGAGTTCCAAAAAGATTAACAGAAATGCAAAAAAGATTTGCCGAGTATTTAATATTTGGTGGACCAGATGGTGTTGTTAACAAAACAGAAGCAGCTGAACTGGCCGGATATTCTGTTAAAAGAGCAAGAGTAGAAGGGTCAGAACTTACCAATCCAAGACAGTCACCTCTTGTAGTTAAATATTTAGATGAATTAAAAATAGAAAAAATGTTAAAATATGGTGTGACTTACGAAAGCCACATAACAGAATTAGCTAGAATTAAAGATCTTGCTTTAAAAAAGAATTCTTTCTCTGCAGCTGTAAACGCTGAAACAAATCGAGGAAAGGCAGGAGGACTATACATAGACAGAAAAATAATAAAACATGGTAAACTAGAAGATATGACAGAAGAACAACTAGAAATGAAGATGGCACAGATCGAAGAAGACTACGCAAGTCTTTTGAATGATGATGCTGAAGTTGTTGAGGCAATTGATGTTAGTGAACCTTCGTTATCTTCTTCACACAAGAAGTTGGAAAAACCGAACGCTCAGAAAAAGTAATAGAACCATCGTCATCAACGTCATAACCAGCAAAGATCCTTACAGTCTCATCATCTTTACTAAACAACCAACCCTCACTTACAGGTGTTGCTAGTTTCATACTTTTAAACTCACGCTCGCTGCCCCAGCCGCCTTCAGTAATAATGTCAATCCAATCTATACGTACACGCTTGTATGGAAACTTAACCTGCTGCTTTACAGTCTTAGGTTTCTCGTAGCTGTCAATTCTTCTAGATTTTTTTCTGGATTTCATATTCTATATATGTATCTAAAAAAAATCAGTTTTTCCAGAAATTTGTATCGCGCGCGCATAGGCAAACTGAAATACTGCACTAGGTGACAAAATAATCTGTCAGGTGACACTTTTTTTAACAACATTTTGGCGTACTTTATTGTTGTATACCAACACTAATAGCTCAAAGTGACAGAATGACATTATTTCTATAGTAGTTTTTATTTTTTTTTTTATTTTTTTTACCATACATATACAACGTCATACTGGCATGGTATTTCTGCAACACATTGTGGCAAAATTATCACAATACTTGTGTATCTGCCTTATTTTTGACATAATATTTCCTCATTATCGCCACTTTATCCTCAGCTTCAGCAATAATTTGTAACAATTTGTCAATCTCCCCTGTTATATCTATATGCTCAGGTATTATTATATTATTTTCATTAAACGACTGTATCTTGTACAATGCGTCTTCTATCACAGCTTCGTATCTCTTTAGAAGCGTTCTAAACAACATATCATTCATTTGTAAAGTCCTCCGGTTTCATTGGTTTAGTTCTTTCTTTTTCATCGTGTATAAGTTCATTATACATATCGATTCGTTTTAGTGCCTTGTGTTTCCAGGCTCTAAGGCTTGCACCTTCTGTTTTGAATTCTTGATAATATAAGTCAGGCGTGCAGACCATGATAACTCCTTGCTCAATCTTGCTACCGTAGACGTAGTCGTGGGCCATGGCGTACATTGCAATTTGCATGTAATAATCTTCGATCCATTCTTCTTTTTTCGGACGGTTAGATTGTTTGAAGTCGACAATAGTCTCTTTGCCATTATGCAGGCAAACCAAATCTGTTGAGCCCGCGTATAGACCTGGGTAGTGTAACATAACTTCAGAGCCATAATACTCTTCCACTGGCGCAAGACCAATCTCAATAATTTTGTC